CTAATGAAAAAATATACTTATACTGTTCTATGAAACTGTTCTTGAGTTGTGTTAGTATTCTTATCAACTCAGGTTTATCTAATTGTTCTAATGTTACAGTAGTTGTAAATCTACCTATAAATTCTGGTATCATTCCAAACTTAATTAAGTCTTCGGGAGTAACCAAACTTTGGTCAATAATATTATCTTTTGATTTTACTTCAGCACCAAATCCAATTGATGACCCTTGTACTCTACTTCTTAGTATATCACTCAAACCACTAAAAGCTCCGCCGGCAATGAACAAAATATTTTTTGTATCTACTTCTATTGTATCACTGTTTGGATTCTTTCTTTTACCTGAAGCACTTACGCGACATTTCGTGCCTTCTACAAGTTTGAGCAATGCTTGTTGTACACCTTCACCAGAAACGTCACGAGTAATACTAGTGCTTTCTCCTTTTCTAGCTATCTTGTCTATTTCATCAATAAACACTATTCCTCTTTCAGCAATAGAAACATCTCCGTCAGCTATTGCCAATAACATTGATATCATACTTTCTACGTCATCACCTACATAACCTGCTTCAGTTAAGCTAGTAGCATCAGCAACCACGAAAGGCACATTAAGATACTTAGCAACTGATTTAGCAAGTAATGTTTTACCGCTGCCAGTTGGACCTATCATTAATACATTACTTTTTGCTATTTCAATATCTTCAGGAGGTTCGTTATTGATTCTTTTATAATGGTTTGTTATTGCAACACTAATTGCGATTTTTGCTCGGTCTTGCCCTATAACATGATTATCTAAATGCTTTTTTATACTGTAAGCATCTGCTTTTTTTGCTTTACTTTCTATTATAGTTGGATTGTTTTCTTCTACTATAAGTTGGTTACATAACTCAATACAGTCGCTACATATAGCAACGTTATCACTTACTATCAATTTGGTAACTAAATCTTTATGATTATTACAAAACGAACAATAAGACAATTTATTTTCTGACATGAACACATGATCCCTTAGATAATGATATTTATGTTAAGAATTATGAGTGCTTAAGTATTCTTCTATTTGATTCCTTTCCTGATCAGAAAGAAGCTCAGCATCGTACTCTCCGCTGTCTATTTTTTCAACTAGATATTTGATGTATTCTTGGTCATAAAGATATGTTGCTGTAAGACTTTTATTTATTTCAATCCATTTGTTACCATCAAACCTAAATACTCTATTAGGTAATGTGTCTACTCTAACAAATATATCTTTCTTTTTTGCCATTTTAGGAAATTGAATACCAAAGCTAGAATGTGGCATTACTGAATCTGGTCTAATAGTAAACAAATCAGGTTTTATTTCTTTTAACGCATCTTTTTGAAAAAGTTGTTTATTATATTCTATGTACCCGTCACCTACATCATGTAGTGGAGTAACTCCTTCAGTGATTATATCTTTAGTAGTTATTAAAGTTTTTTTTATGGCTGATTCTGTGATAACTTGTGCTGCATCATCTACACTAGAAGGTTGATCTTGTACACTTGTGATGATATCAATTGCCCCTGCTGGTTGTAAAGGTACAATATCTCGTTCAGTTGTTTCTGCGACTGTCTCTTGTAAATCGTCTGTTCTTTCAAGATAGATTGATTCTGTTCCAGATTCTGGTTGTTCATTGCTGCTGGATGTGCTTGTATCGGAGGTAATGGGTGGTTCGGGGATATCTGTTGTATCGCTGACATTGTTGGAATCCTCTTTAACATTTAATACTTCCTCAGTATTTACTGGTTCTTCTAATATAAGAGTGGGTTCTTCTACTAGTGGAGCAGAAACTAAGTCTTGTTTTTTTCTATTTACTAATGTGTAATTAGCAGCCATTAACAAAAGAATAGCCATTGGATCAAATACAAATATAAACGCAATGATAACCCATCTAACAGCTTCTTCGGTTCTATCCTGCCCGTCATTATATATTAATTCTGCTATATATTTTATAGGACCAACTTCTAATTCAATGGCTCGTAGCTGTTGCGATAGTTCTAGTTTTTGATCTTCTAACCCGTCTAATTCTGTTTGTGCTGTATCAATAGTTTGACGTAGTAATTCTCGCTGCTCAGCTTGTGATTCTCTAACTGCTATGGCTCCGTCTGGTCCTCTGATACGATCAAAATTAATTAATGCTTGAACACTTTGATCTAGTTGTGAAATAACTTGTTCAGCATCAGTAATTCTAGACTGCTCTCTAGTAATTTGTTGGTCAAGTCTTTCAATTTGGATTTCATTATTTGCTACTGGGCTAGTTTGTTCTAAGTGTGCTTTAGATAACAATCCAAAGATACCCATTGAAGTTAGCAACATAGCAATTAATACTAATGGTGCCATTGCGTACTTGATTTTAGTAGGTTCATTCCAATTTCTATATAACCAACTAATTCCAACTACTTTGCCTAGTTCAATAACAGCACCCATAACTAAGGCAAATTGAGGCATGCCAGCAAAGATAGCAATGATACCATATATGGCAAAAACTGCCGCAACAGTTGCCATTGATAGTGCGGTTAATAAGGTGATTATAGCCATGAACATAATGTATTTAGTCTTTTTCTACTTCAAAAAGATGCCCATAAGTACCAATAAACTCATTAAGCTCCATTATTAGTTTTCTAGGAATGCCTGGACCTTGTTGTATATGGTAAGTGACTAGATGTAACTCTTCATTACGACTTTTTACTTGTATGACTTCAATAGAGTCACCGTCTTCAAATTGGTGTTTGATACCAACTATATTATCTTTCGTTAGCACGATAGTTTCCTTTTTCTGGTATTACATGGCGAACTCCGCCGCGAGGATCTTTCATGTCACCATACCGTCTAGGTATTAGATGTACATGTGGATACATAACTGTTTGTCCAGCAGCAGTTCCTATATTCTGTCCTATATTGTATCCGTCGCAATAATCTTCTAAAACCCAACGTTCTCCCCATTCATATGCTTCTTGCCAGCATAAGACTAAGTTATCTACCATATTTACTTTTGGTACAAAAAGAAGATGACCTTCTGTTACTGGAAAGCCATCTTTAAACACTACATAATCTTCAGTTTCGTAGACCTTTTCAGTCCACGGTGTTTCATTTATTTTCATTATACCCCTTGTTTGGCTTCTTCAAAGATTTGCTTGATTTTAACAAAGTCATCGGCTTCAGTCTTATCCAGTCTTTCTTCTACAAGACGGGGCAAGAACAGTGCCGCAATATCGTTAGACTCCATGATAGAGTTGGCACGAACGGTAATGATTTTCTTGTCAATCCATTCATCACGTTCTCCATTGATACGCTCACGATCTTTATCTGAAATACCAGAAACGTTTACACGCAGTTTGCCGTCACTACTTTCAGCAGCAATAGAACCAAACAAGTGAGCATTCTTGCCGTTACCTGGATTGAACCCGCGAACGATCAAGTCTACTTCAGCTTCAATTTTCAGTTTGATTTGATCTTTAGAAGTTTTGTCTTCCCAAATAGCGTTTGGATTCTTGATCACCGTACCTTCAATACCGTGTGAAGTCATATCAACATAATGCTTAAATGCTTCATCAAGTGAATAGACGATCTTGGTAGGGATAACATCTACAAATTTACCTTTGATGTTTTGGATAGCAGCAAAACGGTCTTTGTACCTGGTTTTGTTTTTGCCATCAGCAATAGCATCACTTACTGGTACGCGATCCCATACATAGTAAAAGGGCTTTTGATTAGCTTCAAAACATCCGCCCTTTAACACACTGTTCAAGACACCATTACCCAGCTCACGGGGCATTACTTTACCATCTTCAAGTACCAACAATTCACCGTGATAGCAGTAACCTTCATCAGCTACGTTGACAAACTCCTGAATAAAGTCTTTGAATTCGGTGTTAGCAAAAAGAGTGCCATTGCGGCTAGTAATCTTGGTAATAAGATCGGGATACAGATAAATGTTAGCAAACATCCCGTCTGCTTTTTCTTGCGAATAAACACCAGCTTTCCAATCAAAGTTAGCAATATTGCTGCCTTTCATTAGAGAGCAACGCATGTAGGGATATTCAGGAATAGTGTTGGGAAACATTTTGTTGATTGTAGCAACACTGATACCGCAACGCAGATCGCCCTTGATCATGTTGATGGCTATAGTGGCTTCTTCTGCTGTCAAAGTATTGAGCATAGCTTCAACTTCAGCACGAGCAGCATTACCTGTGACACTTCTGCTGGTCAGACGATCAAGCAATGTTTCTACTTGATCCCAAATATTAACCAGTGTGTTAGTACCTACAGAAGTTTGTTCCATTTTCTTGATGCCGTAAACATACTCAGGAGAGTAAGCACGGTTAAGCAAACGAATGAACTTAGGTTCTTGTTTACCAAACTCATTAACTTTACTTTCTTTGAACAAACGACTTTGATCGGAATTTATTACTTCAATGAAATTAGAAAACATAACAGATCCTTAACTAAGTAGAAATTCTATTATACAGGAATTACAAGAAATGTCAAGTACTAACTTAGTGAATTTGCTCTATATAAAACGGCCCCGGAACTAAAAGTTTGGGTACACTAATTTCCCATCCCTGGTCTGCGTACTGCATAGTAGATTCTAAGAGATCAGATGCTCTTGCTTTTTCCCAAGTCCATTCAATCGTTTCTTTTTCTATAGCAGTAAAATTACCAGAATATGTAAACTTAGTGCCTTGAAGGTTACCAGGATTATGTTTGCTATAACTGGTATCAATGGTCCAGTCTTTTTCCTCACTATAAGGGAGTTCTAATGCGCTAGCAACAAAACCCATATCTGATGAATACGTATCTATTACTTGCCAACGTCTATTTGTACTTGCTTGATACGCTTGAACAAAAATAGAAACTGTATTACCTTGTTTGGAACCTACTGTAAACATTAATTACTCTCCCTAAGTTTTCTTACTAGATTTTCATTGCGAAGGTCTTGCTCTTTTCTTTCTCGTTTTTTGTCGTTCAGCTTTCCTATAACCATGCTGTCATAGTTTCTAGCCCACTCAATACCGCGAAGCCATATTTTAAGGTCTTCAATTTCACCCACGAATAGTTCAGCATCGCGTGAATATACAGGAAGAGCCTCGTTATCTTTAGGAAACAAGGATACCACATCACCACGGCCGCCGCGGTACTCGTGTTTAGAGTGACCCAAACGAAATCCCAGTTTATCGCAATTTTCTTTAAGCCTTTCTATTTCTAAGATTAAACTATAACCTGACATTATAAATCTCTTTAGAGTTTAAGATTATTAATTATACACTGAAAACAAACGTTGTCAATCGGATTTGGTAACAGCTTTATGAAAGTGTAGCATATAATCATACGAGGTTTCATGTTTACAAACATTTACACATTTAACCACATGATTAGCTAAATGTGTAGAACTTGTGTACATTACCAATTTATCAAACATGGTATCAATAACGGAGTAATATTTTACTCCGTTAGGATTAAAGCTAATTTCAATCATTCCCCTATTCATTTAAACAGATTAGTTACTAACTGATATGTAGTAATAGGGGCAATCAGTACAAACATTGAAATTATAAAAAAAGTATAAAGTATTACTGATTTGATCTTTTTTAACACTTATCTATCCTCACATTGAGCAAAAGCAGATTAAACTTCAATCTGCATACTCAAACTGATCTTCTAATGTACTCAACTTTTGTTCTAAGGACTCATGTGATTTCATCTCAACTTCACACATATAGTCGTTTTCTGAGTAATATTCGTACAAAACAGCACGAAGTACTTGCAGTTCATCAAAACTTAACTCTACAGTGTTCTTGCTCATGTGCTACTCTCCTGTTTCATCAATTTATACAGTTAGTATAGCACATTCTACCCAAATGTCAAGCCTTTGGGTAAAATAAAAACTCTTTATAAATCAACAACTTACTAAGGGGTGTAAGTAAGCTCCATTCCAAACTTGTTCCCTATATAGTGTTTTCCAGTATTCATCAGCACGATTTTCTCGTTGGCCAAGTATATAGTAATAGCTTTGTTCGTCATTTCTGCAACTTCTACTTCAACCTTTTTACCGGTATTGGTGTTAGTTACAGTAATAGTTTTGGGGCGGTTATCGCCAAACTTAGTATTAGGTCTCATAGTAGTTTACTCTCAATATCAGCTTCCCATAATGCTTTGGCGTCTTCTAAAGCATTGTGTAAAAGTTTGCTGTTCACGGCACTTAAATCTCTACGCACTTCACAAGTAAAATTAGGTATGTTCAACATAATACCCGGGCCAGTAATTATTGCCGCACAAAAGTGTGCGATATCTTCAGGCCAATCCGCAATTAAGTGTAAACTAGTAAATTCGTTTAAGAATCCAAATAACTTCATTCTAAAGATATGCTCAGGTACAGGATCTTTGTTCAATATAGGCATAACATTTTGTGCTACCCAAGATTTTGGATTAGTACATTCTAAGACTTCATAAAATTCTGATCCATCCTCAGCCACTAATGCCATAGAAATAAGTTCACCCTTAAACTCGTTAAACTCTGTGTCAATATAAATTCTCACTTGCAATCTACCTCAATGTTTCTAATCCATCGTTTCACACAATCAACAAGCACATGCTTTTGTGTGATGTTTTTGTATCCCAAAGGAGACCAATCATCCGTTTCTAGCATGGTTTTTACTGTACTATAGTCTAGAACAGGAATGCTTTCCTCACCTGCCATCCACATAGCCAAATACTGATCTTCTCTTTTTTCAGATTTATCTCCGCCCATTGAGTGCCAAAAGATATACCAATCGCTTATTTCAGCATCTGGAGTTTTATTTTCTTTACACCACTTTTCAGTAGCTTCTAAACCGTCACCGATAAGAGCAATATATTCTTTATCAGTTAACTCACAGTTAATGATACTACCCCAACGAACATAACTCATTTTAGTTTTTCTTCAGCTACTAATTTTTCATAGTCATGAAAAAGATTTTCAAACTTGATTTGGTATAATGTGAAAAGACCTAGTAGAGCATTTTGCATTTCGTTTTCATCTTTATACAACCGTTCACAATGGTAAACTGCTTTTAAGTCATCAACAACTTGCCAGCATTCTTGTATCTTTTGTTCTAGGTCGAATTTATCCATTATGTGTTTCTTTTGCTTGTTGTTCATGATTGCGTCTAACGAATTCTTGATAGTCATACGCTTGTTGACTCAACCGATTACGAGACCTAACCCTTCGGTCTCGAAGTTTTAAATCAGTGGCAGTTGGCTTTTTAAAAAAGTTAATCAGTTTTTCTTTCATGTTTCTTCTCAAAGTTATTAATAGAGTTTTCTACTGCTTGAATCCAATTTTTAGCAGCTTGTGGTTTCAGTAAAATTTCATGCTCTTGTTTATTAAGACCAGTAAACAAAATACTAGCAGCTTGCTTAACGCGATCCCAAAAACTTTTCGGGAACTTGTTGTACATAGTCAAATAGAAGCTAACACTGATATCTGGAATATCGTCCCATTGTTTTTCTACTTCTATTCTAGTGTCTACCGCATGATTGTGACTAGTACATTCACACTCAATACGATAACATACTGAGTCACTAAATTCTTGTATTTTGGATATACCTGTTGCTGGCTTTTCTGCTTTCATACCTAATCCCAAAGTCCTCTGTAGTGCTTAGCGAACAGTCTCAAACCATTTTGAATACGATCATTTACTTTTTTCATACCTTCATGATCAATAGTGAAAGTATCGTTTTCACCTTTAATCATTTCATACAAACCGTCTTCGCGTTTTACTGTAAGAGTTTCGTGGTTGCCGGAGTAAAACTCATGTTCCCAATCATCGTCTACTAGCTTTTCAAAAGCCCAGATCATTTCATCAAGCGCGTAATCCCAACGCTTAAAATGGTTGTCGTCAGTATCCCAATCGTTTTCCTTTGCAGGGGCTGATGTACTCTTTAGTTCGTCAGGTACATCTTCATCGTCAACAAACGGTGCACCATGCGTAGTGTCTTTTAGTTGCTTAAGCATGGGCAAAATAATCATGCTTAAAGTATGATCAACGCTCCAAGTATCCCAGGGATCAATTTGAATCTTGATCACACGCTCACCTTGTAGTTTAGCTATTAGGCTCAAGGCGCCGCAGATTAGTTTAGAGACCCAAGTTTGCTTGCGTTCTTCTTTACCAAACATAGGTCTTTTTTCACCTACTTCAGGCTCAGACTCTACATAACCATATGCTAGCCACTCGCCAAAGTCGTGTACCCAATCTGGCTTACGTTTGAAGCCGTATTCGTCTTTTACTGGCTTAGCCCAAAAGCAAAGAAGTTCTGCTAACTGATATGGCCCAAAGTAATCCTTGTACTTTCCTATTTTTATTTTCATTTAATCCCCGTTCTTACGTTGCTTAATCTAGTAGTTTCGTGTTTGGTATATTGATCAATAAATAGTGCCTTAACAATAGCATTAGCAGTTACTACACTATTAACACCAATTAGTCTTTTATTCTTAGTAGAGTATGTAATCATTTTATTATCAGTAGTAATAGCAGTTATATAATGTCTTTCCCATTCTTCAGAATAATATGACTTTATAATCTTAAAGTTAACTTGTACTTTGTCGCCTTCTAAACCCACATAACTATGGTTACATTCTCTTACTTGTCTAAACTGTTCGTCTTTTAACTGTTCTCTGATTACAGCATGAGGTGCTGAGGCAATATACGCAATATTTTTATCAGTAAGTTTTAACTCATCATCGGATGCCAAGTTGATCAGCTTTTTAAAATAGTCATGTAGCTTATCTTCAGATAGCATTTTAAAAAGCATACCTTTTAGATAATTGCGAACTTCTGTACCATCTTTAATACTTTGTTCACTGATTTTGTCAGTGTTGAATGCGTAAAATTGAATCAGTTCTCGGTTAGCTTGTTTACCCTGATGATCTTCTGAATATGTAATATCTTCAGGTTTTAAGTAACCGTTATTAATGCTAAGTGCCTGACAACTAGCACCCCAAATAAGTTCAACTGTGATATCAGGCATGTTCATTTTGTTAGCCTAGTAGTGTATTAGATTCGTCTATGTGAACCAGTACTTTTTTCGCTTCTTGTTTAGCTATAGCGGAAATAAGCCTAAGTGCTTGATAAAGTTCTTTATCAGACTTGGGCTCTTTGATTTCTTTAACAGCAGCTTCCAAAACTCTTGCAATACGATCATTTACCATCATGGTCTGCACCTCGTGATTTAAGCTTGACTTTGCTTTCTCTACGCAAAGCTTTGAAAGTCTTGCCATGCGCTACTGATTGCTTGTTAGAGCGTATCATAGCTAATACAACATGATTTCTGGGTTTCATTTTCTTGTCGCTCATAATCTAATATATATGCTATTATAGCATAAACGGACAATAAGTCAAGCCTTTTTGCGAAATAAAACCTTAGTTAAAACAATAACTTACGTTAATTGACAGATAAAGTTACGGGGATCAAGCTTCCTACTACTGGGCTAAAGCTTCTGTACACGGTGTGATAGCTACCATTTACGTCAACTGTTACTTTGTACTGAGAAACTTGTTGTACAGTAAAGGGTTCACTCACGCATTGATTTCTAGTTACTGTTCTGTCACCTGCTTGATTTTGCCCTATAGCTGCACCAGTTACAGCACCAACCGCTGTTGCGATATCTCTACCTGAGCCTCCGCCAACTTGATTACCAAGGGCTGCACCAATTGCGCCACCTAGCAAAGTGCCGCCGATTGATCTGCGAGTTTCTGTTACAGGAGCGCATACTTCACGATGCTGAGTACTCGTGGTATACACCGGTTCAGTAGCAACTACTTTTGCATCAACAGCAAATACATTAAAACTTACCATTGCAAGTACTAAAAACAAAAACGCTTTCATGTCTATCTCCTATGTGTTATACTATAGTACTATTTATTCTATCCAATATACAACTATTTTGGGTAATTATCTACCCCTACCAGTTCGCTTTACTACGCCCTGGCTTGAATGTCCTTTTTGCGGTTTTGGCTTATTACCTTTTTGATATGAATTATTGCTTGTTTTCATCTTGTTAAGCATTTCACCATAAACACTGTTTTTTACTACTTTTTTGTTTTCATTGTCGCTCATACTATTCACCTCACTGAGTCTAAGTATTCTTGTAGTGTACCGTATATGGTCATCCACATTGCTATTTTATCATCATAAATTATGATTTCAGGTTCTGTTTTTACATCTTTATTTAATTTGATAATATAAAAAGGACATTTTATCTTTTTACTTAAAGATAAGGTATAACTGTTAGGATTGTTTAAAATACTAGTATAATCGGTTTTGTTTGTAAATAATGGAAACTTATAATGTGCTATATTAGCTTCTGTAAATGCTTCGTATCCGTCATCTTTCAACCTTAAGCTCTGCCCACCTCTGCCACTTACCCACCATTTGAACATTGATTGTTCAACCGTAAAACTACGATGTTTACTATGCTCAGGTAGTTCTTTAAATACAGCTTCAGTGATTTCTAACTTGGTGTTACTCATCTGAATCGGGGTAAACTTGTCTACCAGAGTTCATAAAGACTACAGTGAACTTATTAGTTTTAAACTGCGTATTAAGCTTTTTACATAAGTTTCTTGCGTGACCTGGATTAGAAAAACTAGTTTTCTTGTATTTAGGTACCGTATCGTTAGACAAGTAATGTGAGGATTTTAAATTGATAGGTTGACCATCTAACACAACAGCCCATATACCCGCAGCTTCTACGATTTGATCACATTTGTATGTTTGTTTGTCAACTATTTCCATTAATACTTTTGGTTGAGACCTGCTCACTTAAACGACCCACCTGTTAGTTCTACTTGGATTACTTCGTCTTTCTTTTGTTCGCTTGTTAGTAGATGTAGGTCAGCTAACAGCTTTGCTATATCATCTCTTAAACCCCTAGCCTCTTGCATGGAAATTACTACATCTTTGTTTTGCTTTGATTCCATTGCAGATATTTTATCTATAAATCTTTTTATATGTATCATCTACTATTTAGTACTTGATTTGCTTGGATTTCAGATGTAAATGGACCGTGATACTCATAACGCTGAATAAAGATGTATTTCGGGCAAAAAAGTACTTGTATGACACCGTTTTGATTTACAACAAACCATCCAGCAACATGAAAACATTTACTCTTAGGTGAAGTAGTGAATAAGTGCAGCTTTCGCTTAACATCCATTACTGAGTTATATACTTTATTAGTAGTTGGATACTCAGGATATGGATGATTTTGTTTAGATTTTAGATTTTTTATAGATTGAAAAATAATCTTGGTTTTTTGTTTGATATCGTCAGTACTAGCAAAATGCAAATTAGTACCATTTAATTTTACATCAAAGCCATTTTGGTCGGCAACAACGTTACCAACCTTTTTGTCACCGTCAGTGACAACCCAATACTGATTTTTTATAATAGGTTTTGCGATCAAGTCTGACATACTACTCCTTTTGTTGTTCTTTTGTTAATGCCCATACTGTTATAAAGTGGTCATATGCTAATTTTACTGCAGGAACTTCAAACATCTTTTCTACTTCTTGTTCTAATGCTTTGATACCTGCTTTTGCTGCATCTGTCGCTGAAGCACCGTGAATCGCAAAATCTTGATCAGCAAAGCTTTGTTTAAGCTCTTGCCAAAGCTCACGCTGTCGTTCAGTAATAGGCTGTTGCTTTGGTTTGTATTCCATAGCTTTAACGATAGCACTACTCATACTATCTTCGGCGTACTTACCTGCTGCCAGCATTGGTGCAAACATGGGATCAACATCATACATGTATGAAGTCGTACCCGGTCGACATACAACAAGAGTTGTTCCTTTAGGGAAAGCATCCATTAACTCTGAATCATACTCTTTTACTGGCTTGTAACGTTTACCTACTTTTTCGTAAAATATTTTCTTCATGACTTTAACTCTTCCATCATTAATCGTTTAGACCGTTCGTTAAGTTCATGCTCTTCACGTTTAATCATATGCGGAGCCATGATAGTAACATATTCTAAGATGGCTTCTTTACCCTCTTCAGTAAGATGACAATACTCTGAAGAGTAACTCTGGTAGTAAAAAGACTTGTCTTTCAAAATCTCCATCAATCCAGCATAAACTTGTTTCTCAAGCGGCGTTTTCATAAAGAGTACCTTTGTAAGGTGAATTCAACCAACGAGCATAAGTTTCAGCTTGTTCACTGATTTTGTTAAGCTCATATTTTCCTGCAAATTTCATAAAGTGAACACCAACCTGCGGTATGTGATCAAGCTTTACTGTATCATGAATAGTTGTATCAACTTGCTGTTTGATATCTTCAGGCTGTGCTGTTAAATCAATCAAGATACGGTTACGTTCGTAATCATCACGTACTCTACGTTCAACACCAAGATGATCTGTCCACTTTTGCAGCATCATGTTGTTCCAGTTAAAACCCTTCTTGTCACTGTCAGCAAATGCTTCTATCAAGCCAACTTTGTTTTTGCTACCTTTAGTTCTAACACCGGGATATGCTGAAAACACGTTATCAGTAGCATCACCGCGCATACACTTTTCAAACAAGATAAACTGTGGATCGTCTAGTCCTTTATGCTGCTTAGTTTTCTTGTCAATCACTGGACGATCACGATCATCGTAGTAACCACTAAGTGTGATCAACTGATTAGTAATACCATTGTACTGCTTTACATTTTCAGTAATCAGTTGAATAAAGTCAGTATCCGAAGAAACAATAATGTGTTGATCATTTGGATGCAAGTGAATGAAACGTGCAATGATATCATCTGCTTCAGCTACGGGATTTCTGATAACTGAACAGTTTGTTTTCTCACGCAAGTATACTGTCAGAGCCTCATAAGTATCCCAAAACATTTTGTTTTCTTCTACTTCGGATTCAGTCATTGCAGACTCATCAAGCTTTCTGTTAGCTTTATATGGCTTGTAGAAATCTTTACGCCAAGACCTGCCTTCTAAACAAAATACCACATGATCAATACCATGTCGCTTTACAACTTGATTGACTGAAGCCAGTGTAAGATGTAGTGCCATACCAATCTTTTGCCAAGTATCGGCATTACGCGATGCTACGTGACGGGCACGAAAGAAAGTGTTAGCAGTGTCTACAAGTGCGTATTTCATTTATTAATCCAAAGTTATAGTAAGTTTTTATATAGTAGCATATTTAAATATAATAGCAAGATAAAAGGGCAAAAACAACACGAATAAGACAACCACTACAAGAAAGTTTCTATAAAATCCCAGTATTCGGGCATAGACGGATCTCTGTATGGATTACCTTTGTAACCATGCCATATTCTTGTTTTGTGCCCGGCACGATAATTTTTCACCGTAATTCCTTTTAGTTTTGAATGACCGTAACCATGCTCTTTTCGTATTCTTTCTTTGGTATCATCTTCCGGGTATTCAACCGCATTTATTCCTAGAATTTCGTAATGTTCCAGCGTATGAAGAGGATAATATGAATCGTCTTTTACCCATGATAAAAACCTATCATGGTCCGCACAATAAATAGCAGGGCGGTGTAACCAGTCACAGTATGTTTCTTTTATTATAAGTCTGCAATTCAAATGCTCTTTATTTTTTTGTAGTGTATTGAGTATAAAAAGTTCAATCTCAGATAAACCTTCTACCCATTTTTGTGTAACTCCTATCATAATAAAATCTTCAACTCACCTCTGCCCGGCCATCGCCGATATTTTTAGTTTGAATTACTCGTATTTGGGATCGTATGTCCTAGTATGCTGGTTGATATTCATGCATTCTAACATTACATTTTTGTATCAGCAGGTATACTTATTTACCCACGTGATATGTTACCTATAAATTATCAAGCCTAGAATATACTACAGTGTTATCGCTACTTTTTGCGTTTTTGTTAAGTGTTTGATTACTTTGTCTTTTACTACTTGCTACTGTAAGAATATCCGAAATTTGATATCCAAATTCTTTATGATACTTTTCAACATCAACGTTCATATCACGATTTTTAACCTTTCCCACATTCCAGCAGCTAACTCCATTTTCATTAAGGTGAACTAATCCTAACCTAATAACTTCTCTCAAAAAATCGTCAGCCCAATCTTGATACGTAGACATGTTTTTAATACTTTGAGTATCTTCGTGTACATACACTTCTAAATCAAAATAGGGAGGACTGGTAAGCACCATATCAACTTTAGGAATGTTATAACGTGACATATTTCTAGCATCATCACATATTAACGTGACCTTATCTTGGATTCCGAGAAAGTTTACAATCTTTATTAGATTGTTATATGTTGTAGTGTTTGGTTCAAACCCAATGTAGTTAGCACCATAGCTGACTGTGCCTAACATTCTACCTCCCCAACCTGCGCAAGGATCTAGCACACGTTCGGACTTATACTTCATACATGCCAGTTTCATCATTTGAGGACGATACATTGTGTTTTTTGTCATACCACAGCAAAAGTAAATTCCCCGTTTTATCTCACTCAAATACGGAGTACTATGGCTCTTGCGGTTCCAACGTAAAATCTTTTCTAAGTTCTTAGCCGTCCATAGACTTTTGTAACTTGTGCCAGTTGCGCTCTCAATATCGTAAAAGTTGGGACAAAAGTGTTCGCTCAACTTCATACCTAGGCGACTAGTAGAATTGATACTATCTTCTGTAGTAGTCCAATCGCAAAGCTTTTTCCAATCCTTTCTCATATCTTCATCAGTATAAGAAAAGTAAAAACTAGTCTGCTCAAGTTCTAGGGCAAGCATGGGTAATGCTGCTTCAAAATCAGCATCACTCATGTTTCTAGTAGAATGTCGTTTGTTTAAAATATCACGTAAGAGCATTATATCTCTTTTTAAGCATATCAAAGTGCGGCTTAGATATGCTATTTGTTTCGGCAATGAGATTTTCGTTTAGATACTTAATCTGCAAGCTATCATGATCATAATTCTTGTAACCGAATTCACATACTACTCTTTTGCCAATCCTGGCGCTATCAACTCTCGTCTTGAGTTTGGGCTTAATTACCTCGTACGGAATTTCAATGACATACAGGAATCTCCCTTCATGAAAACCGGCGCAAATAACATCACACCCGTCCTTCTTATCCAGCAATTCATTTGTCATATCATTGAAATTGCCACTATTGGCACCGATCTTTTGACCTTCAACGATAAACTTAGGCTTAACCTCTTTTTGCTTGCCTGTTAGAGGACAGTAGCCATCCATGCCATGCTTTTCCGTATATGAAGTATAATTTAGCATACGCAGTACCATTGCCTCTCTAAGCGTTGATGAATTATTATCACTTAGCATAGCCAACAACAAATTGCGATATCCTGGATCTAAATTTTCAAATACGCTATCATTTCCTAAGGCATATTGGATAGCAAGGTCAATATTTTCGTCTGAAAGTAAATTTTTCATCTTAACTCACCTCTGTCCTTCCATCACCGATATCTTTAGTTTGAATTACTCGCATTTGTTGAGCGCGAGTGTCTGGATCTGCTTGTTGCTGTTCATACATTTCTAGTACTACGTTTCTGCATACTTGTGTAAACCAACGATCTACGATATCTGCATCAGTATCGTCAGGTTTCATTTTGTACCCAGCTTTAATTAAGTTTAACACAAACTTATCGTTCCAGTCAAGATCAAATGAACCATTATTAATATCATTTGGATCAACATCAACTTTCAAAATATTGATATATGGGTCACCTTTTGCGGTTGCTTGTTCTTTTGCGCTTAGTGTGGGTTCAACTGGTTTAGGTTTTTTAGCTCTAGGCTTTGGTTCTTTAACAGGTTTTTCTACTGGCTGCTCTGGTTGTGCTTCAGCTTTCTTAAATAGATTTTTCAGTTTATCAAACATTAGTTTTCTCCTTAATGTATGTATCGTATAATGCAAAGCTAGCAAGGTTTTTTGCTTTGCTTTCGCACAGCATGTCGGCCCACTCATTGTGAGTTATAGCCCAATCATTAACCGCTGTGTTCCAATAGTAATCAGAATGAGCGCGAAGGTGTTGTTTTTTGTGCCCAGTTTCTAATAGTGTAGTAAGATT